AGAGCCGCAAACGCACGCGTGCTCTCGAGGGAACTTGAGCAGCGGGTTCCTGAACTTCTTAGGAACGAAGTAGCTCGCGTTGCTCAATACTTGCCTCCAGCCTTTTCGTCATCCTCCGGAGGCGACTTCTCGTCATCGTTCTGCCCGTCGCCCGGTTTCTTTTCTCCTGGCTTGAGTCCCTCGCCCTGGCCCTTCACAGCGTTGTCAGTGACGAACGCGGCAGCTTTCTTTTTCTCCTCCCAGAGCTCCTCGGCTTTCTTCTGCGCCTCCTCGTCGGTGAGATCGGGATTGTCCTTTTTCAGCAGGTCGACGATCGTGGCGATGCCGAGGTCCTTGCGGAGTTTCATTATCTCGAGCATCTCTTTCTCGGAGATGGGCGGCTTGATCTCATGGAACTTAACGGCGACATCGGTGTTGTTGATCGGTTTGATGTCGGCGAACTCTTTCACAAGCCAGCCGCTCGCGGCGTACTTGGAGTGCCAGCTCGAGGCAATCTTCAGGAGGCAAGGCTCCTTGTCTCGAAAATATTCCTGACTGTCCTTGACGTCTCCAACGAGCTCTGAGTTCTCGATCATCAGCACCACACCGCTCGCTGCGTTCTCGACACTGAGACTCGCTGATACGTTGCGAGGAGAAAGGTTGTTGGTGGAGAGGCAGAGCGCGAGCAGCATTCTGATACTCTCGAGCCAGTTCTCGATCGGAGGATTCGACGTCGCGTAGAACACGCTCGCCGGCTGCGCACCAGGAGCTCTTGAGAATATCCAAGCGTTGTCAGGACCGCCGATAAGTTTCTTCGGCATCTCGCCCTCGGCGTCGATCACGAGCTGTCCCCACCCTTGAATGAACTGAACGAAATTCGAGTCGGTCAGTTTCTTGTTCGTTAGGATGTCGGTCTCGAAAATATCGTCGCCTCCGTCAGCCCAGTACGTGCCGTCCTGGTCGCCCGCGAACGTCTCCCAAGGCAGCATGCTGATCGGGTTGAGAAGGTCTGGTGGAGACGCGCTCGCGATGATGTCGCCCTTCAGGTTAGTGGTGAAGTGATACCCGTCGGTCCACCAAATGAATCGGCGGTCGTTGATCTCCGCCTCCTTGTCCTCCGAGCGGTCCGCAATCGCTGCGTCCTTACCGTCGGAGAGGTAGTTCATGAGAGCCTGACGTCGGATGCCTTGAGCTCCGTCGGCGAGCGACTCGAACTGTAGAAAGCGGAGACGGTCAGTGAACTCGGAGATGATGATTGCGAGCGGCTTGGTGGGATCGTTCGGATCCTCGATGACGTCGTACTTCCAAGGAGCCAGCACCTGCATCTGAAGTCTGAACAGCGGCTTGCCGGCGAGCTTTGTCTGGTAGCTATCGAGCACAGGGACGATGCCGGCGAGGCAGTTGCGGAATCCGGTGCGGAACCGGTCCGTCTTTTTCATGTACGTGTTGAAGTCGAGCAGGTCGTAGAGAGAGTCCATGCTGACTTGATCTTGGTTCGGTACCGCGCGCTCGACTTCCTTCTCGGTGCCGTCCTCGGCCTTCTGCTTTTCCTTTGTCTTGACTGGATCTCCAAGTTTTCTCTCGACGCCGCCGTTGTAGGTCTGGGAGAGCTTGTTGACGATCTTCTTTCCGACGGAGATATTAGACGCTCGGCCTCGCATTTGCTCCACAGTCTCCGACTTGAAGCCCTCCTGCTCGATGCCGAACATTACCCATTTCTTCGACTTATTCTTCAGAATCTCATGTCGACGGAGCATCTGCGCTTTTCGCTCGCGGTTCTCGTCGCCGTAGATCTCCTCCTTGATAATCCTCTCTCTGACTGACTGGTCCAGGAGCTGCTGCTCGGAGGTAATTTTCATCGATATTTCTCCTCTCGGAACGTGTGGCGCTTAATCGGGTAAAGGTAGTCGCACATGTTTTTCGTGCCGTCCAACCAGTGTGTCCGCTTGGGATCGGTCTTGTCTATCTCGAAAGCGTTCCCTTTTAGCACGCACCGCTCCATGTCCATGATGGTCTCTGTGCACGTATCGTCAACCACCAGAAGATTCTTAGCCAGCAGCCCGTTCATCGCGTTGAGGCAGTCCTTGACGCTGATCGTGAGCTTGTACTTGATGTTGGTCCGCTTGAATCCCTTCTCCACCAGGATATCAAAGTCGGAGAGATTCATGCTCTTGGTGCTGCGCGCGCGGCCTGACGGATCCGGGAATATGATGACATCGTCGACGATGTTGCCCTGGTCGTCCCGCTCGAGGCGGTCCCTTATCGCGTCCGCAATCTCGTAAGTGTTGGAGCTCTCCAGCTTGATCTCTCCCCACGCGCGGAGGAGGACGTTTCTCCAGCGGTCGCCGGTGTCGTACCCCTTGGGGACCGGGTTCCAGAGCGTCGCAGCCATCGGCGATACGTTGAAGTCGAGGGAGACGTAGACAGGGAGCCCGGAGAGTTTCTTTACTCCGTGCCCTACGTGCCGCATTCGGTTGAAGGACCAGGCCGCCGCCTTCCCGTTCAAGTTCACGAACTGCCCGCCGATGTACTGTTTCTGCATCAGCGGATCGTAGGACTCCTGTAGCATCGCGAAGTAGGACTCGGAGACGTGCTTGTTCAGTCGAGCGTCGCCGAAGATCAGCGTCGTGTCCTTGCGAGGCTTGGCGATAAAGTAATCGTACGTCCAGTTGAATCCCTCAGGAGTCCCGGAGACAGCGAGCTGCGGGTGCGGCGCTTTCTTGAGACGGATGCGCGCGAGAGCCATCATCACCGACCGCTCCGAGCAGAGCGTGACTTCGTTGACCACGAACCAGGCGAGGTTGGGTCCTTTGATCGAGTCCTCGTCCTCAGATGTGAATGCCCAGACGTAAGCGTTGGCGTCTGGAAAATACCAGAGGGCGTCTGACTTGTTATAGCGGTAGCGAATTCCGTTCTCAGCGCAGATGCCTTTTATCGTCGGTACTACGTCGCGCTTGTACATCTTGTACGTCGGCGCGAGGATCCCTCCAGGGCAGCCAGGATTCCGAGACATCAGCTGGAACATCTTCATGACGAGCGAGTAGGTCTTACCTCCTCCAAATCCCGTCGACAGATAAACCTTCGGCGTGAACGCCTCATGGAATTTCTGCTGGTGGACCATGTCCGTCGTGTCGTATCGAATCTTTCGCGGCATCAGTGAACCACCAGGAGGGCGTTGGGAATCTGCACTGCCTTGAGGAGCTGCATGCCCTCGTGCTCTGGATTGCGGGCGATGAGATCGCGGCGAGTTTTCTCGGCCTCCTCCTTCGAGTGAAAGCCCCAACCGTCACCAGGGAACTCGACGAGACCAAACTGGCCCTTGAGAGACGTCGCGTAAAGTTTCTCTCCCTGCCAGTTCGTGAACTCGAGCACCCAAATCTGCGGCTTCACTCTCGCTCCACGAATCCTGAGAGGACGTGCATCGTGTGCAGCTGGAAATCCATGCAGCACTTCGAATACTCGGCGTTGTTCATGTCGGTTCCCCAGAAAGACGGAGTCCCGTCCTGGTCGACGAGGATGACGAACGCGTGCTTAACCGGGTAGTTCCGGGCCTCCTCCAGCGCGTTCACCAGCAGCTCCTGCGGCGTTATCGGCTCCCTCTTTCCCCTGAACGGGAGGAGTTTGTGATCGTCTTTTTCCATTGGTCAGCTCCATCAGCACTTTATCCATCGTCGCTCGAGCGAGCGTCACGCACCCCTTGTACGTGCCGGCCTTGAGCATGTCGCAACTGTTCAGCGCGCTCCCCACCGAGACAGACCACGTCGAGTTGAGGAGCTCGTGGAACGCGGCTCTGACCTGAGGAGGTAGGTGCGTCCAAGAGTCGAACTCTCGCCGTATCTGGTCGAGGAGGGCGGTGCTGTTGTCGATTTTCATCTTCATACGAACTCGAATCCGTCCCCGGCTCCCTCGAACGTGTGCTTGTCGGACTGATCGAGGTATTGCTTGCCGAGGAATATCAGCATCGTGACGTTCGGCTTGACCGCCTCCTGCGCCTCGAGGATGAGGATCGGCTCTCCGTCCTTGAGCACGAGCTCTCCGAACTGGTTGCCGTTCTCGTCCTGGTTGGCGCGGAGATAGACCGCCGGCTGCGCTGGCCTGCCCATCGCCACCTCGTACTGCCGGGCGCGGAGAGACTTCTTCGCGTTGTTGCGTCCCTTTTTAAGGGGCTCCGAAAAACGATTAACGAGCGTGTCGTCGGAGCACCCGAGGTCCGCTGCGATCTCCTCGTTCGTGCAGAATCGGCTGGCGAGGGCGGCGAGTCGCGCCTCGTCAATTTCTTTCAGTGGGCGAGCCATTACGGGGGACCTCCTTGAGGACCTGCGCAACGTCTGATTTGAGCTTGTCTCCCTCAGCGATTCTCCGGCGCTCGGCGTCAGACATATTATCCTGGTCTCGTTTGAGTTTGATCGCGTGCATGAACATCTCGGCGATGGTCAGGATGATGAGCTGGGCGTTGGCCTTGAACCGGTTGTGGTCTCGATAGCTCTTACGCTTTGTGTAGTGCCTCTGGAGCTCGCGCTTGCAGTTCTCGAGGACGAGCGGGCGGTTCGGGTGGTGCTCGGCGAAGACCAGGAGTTCCCGGGCATTCGGTTTTCCTTGCACCGCCTTCACGCAACACTTATCGAACGCTTGCTCGAGGCGATTAAAATTCAACTCCTCCATGGGCTACCCCTGAGTGGACTCGGAGCCCTCTTTCAGGACTTGTCGCACCTTGTCAGCCTCTGGCCCGCTCTGGAGCTTTTCCATAGCGCCGGGCTGCCTGGAGGCCGGTCCCGTCATCAGGCCGCGAACCTTGGCGGTCTCTCGCTGACGGAGCTCGGTTTTTGTCTGGGAGTTGAACTTCTCGAATCCGAGGTACTGCAGGTCGTGGGTGTGGTTGTCGTACTCGGTCAGGACCTGCGCCTCGTTGCTGCCGGGCGGAGGCGACTCAAACTCTCCGGTCTCCTCGTTGATGCCTGGCTCCTGCGGGTTCTCGTTGTATCGCTCCCACTTCACGCGCTCGATGCGGCGAATCATGCGACCGCCGGCGACCTTGCGGCTCACCCACTGGACAGGCGGACCGACCTTGGCGCCGAGAATCTCTCCCGTCACCGGATCGACGTCCAGCTTGACCTCGTGGAAGTGGCCACCGACCGGCGTGCTGAACCGATTCGGCTGCATCGTCGTGTCGTTGATGGAGTGGAAAAAGTGGGTGTGCTCGATCTCGACGAGCGTCGGAGCTCGGTAGACCCACGACATGTTCTTGGTCATCGGCGCGACCTTGAGCTTGAACAGGTGGTGCTCGACCTCCTGCGTCCCTCGTTCGAATCGCGGGAACTTCGTCATCGCGGTCGTCTGCTTAGACTCCTCCGGAGCCTTCTTCTTCTCTGACATGCTGTCCTCCTTGTGCCCTAATCAGGCGCGGTGAATTGCCTTCCCTGGATTGTCACCGTTTACAATCCAGCATTGTCAACCATCGAAACTTTTACAGGCTGTCGGTCGACTTGCCGGGACCTTTGGCGTGCGCGACGTTGGTCGGCTGGCCCTTGTCGATCTTCGCCTGCTCTGCGAGCTGCTTATCGTACTCTTTCTCGATCTCGGCTTGAGACTTGTCGGGATCGATTTGCATGCGGCGGGCGATTTCCTTGCCACGGTTTCCGTTGGCGGCCTCTCGGTGCTCAGCGACTTCGCTCTCGGCGATAGTGGGCGGACCTTTTTTCTCCGGAGCTTTCACTTCGGCTTTCGGAGCAGCCTTTTTTTCTTCCTTCGCCTCGACGACTTCCTTTTTCTCTTTCTCTTTCACAAAATCTCCTTGGTGGTTTTCTAGTTCTTGACTTCGTAAGTGTGACCGCCCTCGGTTCCGTTTTCAAGCTCCTCGATTTTGATCGCCATCTCCTCGAGCTGCTCCTGGAGGATAGCGATTAGTTGCGCGGCGTGTTTAACGTAGAGAACAAGGCGCAGGTGTTTCTTTCCGCAGATCTCACACCGGACCGCCCGATAATTCAGCTTGTCTCCGTCGTGAAGGTAGATCTCCGTAATCCCGTCGCAGAAACGGCACTCGAAAGAGTATCTTGGCATGGTTGACTCTATCGTATCACGCCCGCATCATTGACCTAATGACGACGCATTATTACCAGCTGCGAAACTTTCGCGAGGGCGAGTTCAAACTTTACTGCACCGGCGACTGGGAGAAGGCGCGCGAGGACGGATGGAAATCTTTTTTCGGCCGCTCCAGAAAGCATCAGGACTACACGTCGACCATCAGTCGAGTCAGCTGCAAATCCTGCCTCGAGAAACTCCTCAAGCGACACGAGTGGATCGTGGCTGAGATAAAAGGGAAGCTATGAAACAGATACCGATTCTTGTCGACGGAGCGATCAGCGTTCCGCTCTCAAAGCTACGTCCAATCCAAGGAGACCTTAAGGAGCTCTCAAACGAGGACTTCGTTCTCCTGCGATCTAAGATTCTCTCCGGAGTCAGATTCGTTCTGCACATCTGGAAAGAGAAAGAGACCGACGACCACTGGTGGATCATCGACGGTCACGGACGCGACATCGTTTTCAATCACCTCGTTCGCAACGAGCAGTACGAGGAGCCCAGAGTCCCCTGCGCAGTAGTGAAGGCGAGCAATCTCGAGCAGGCGAAACGCCTCGTCCTCGACTCGAGCTCCACCTTCCATCGCATCCGCCCAGAGGGACTTCGAGACTACATGGTCGACTTGAACATGAGCCCGATCGATCTCAAGGAGCATCGTCTCCTCGAGGTGAACGTGCCGATGTTCACGCGAGAGTTTTTTCCGGAGACTCTGGAGAAAAAGCCGGAGACCGAGGAGGAGGGAGACAAGGAGACCGTCTCTTTCGACGCGTACAAGAACTCAGCGATCAAGCAAATAATGCTGCTCTACTCCGCCGAGGAGTACGAGATCGTGGTGAAGAAACTCGAGGAGCTCGCTGACAAGTTCGGAGTCGAGGACTTCTCGCAAGTCGTGTGGAGGCTCCTTGCTGCCCAGAGTTGAGCTGACACCTCGAGAGTTCGAGCCAGCCAAGCTGCTGCGAGAGCCGGTCAAGCCGGATCCGTCGTTCCAGAAGTTCTCGGAGCCAGGAGTTTTCTGCGTCGCCGGCGTCCCCAAGATCATCTACGGAAAGATGGACTGCGACCTAACTCCCGCTCTCGCTGCTATATCGTCGATAAAGTTTATGCAGGAGGTCCGGACGATTCACACGTCGGCGATCTCCTCCAAGCACAGAGTCAAGCAAGGCAAGGCGGCAGGTCTGGGCGAGAGTCGCATCTTCGGATTCAGGCCGCCCGTCGGATACGCAGCGAACTACTGCGGTCCCTGCTCTGCAACTCTCGAGTTCCCGAAACAGTTCAAGGCGCTGGTCGAGCTGGGGAACCAGGTCGCCGCCAAGTACAAAGCGATCTGCCCTGACGAGTTCGCGAGGCAGGAGCTGCTCGCGCGCGAGGTCCGACCGGAGTGGAGGATTCCGGGGACTCCGTTCACGTCAGGGATCGTGAATCGAAACAACTCTCTCCGCTATCACTACGACAAGGGGAACATCGAGGACTGCATGTCCTGCATGATCGTCTTTAGAAAGGACTGCCAGGGAGGGATGCTATCGGTCCCGGAGTTCGGAGCAGAGTTTCTCCTCGAGGACGGAGCTTTCTTTTTTTTCGATGGGCAGAAAATTCTGCATGGAGTGACGCCGATGTACGTCGGCTCTTTCGGATATCGATACTCGGTGGTGTTTTACGCTTTGAAAAAAATGATGGAGTGCGGGACGCTGGAACAGGAGCTCCAACGTGCCCGCGCCTCCAAGACTAGGACTCAGAAGAAACGAGTCTAGTTGACGGTTGGCTCTGCGCCTCGCCGGCGCTTGGCGAGGTGTTTCTCGAGGCCCTTTCTGATTGCCTCGTTCATCTTGAGTCCGCCGCCGCCAAAGCTCTCAGCGATGAACTCGACGCACTCCGGAGGGACTCTCCCGCTCGGAGAGATGTAGTACCCAAGGACCGGGTACCCGTCCTCCTCGTCTGTGAACGCGAGGACCTTCACCTTGTCGCGCCTGGTATTGAAGAAGGCGATGACGTCGCCGGCGCGAGGCCGAGCGTCCTTGTCTTCTTTTCGAGCGACCTCGAGCAGGCCCTCGTGGCCTCCTCTGAGATCGACGTCCTTGAAAATTCGAAGGAGCTTCACTTGCCACCTCCGTACAGCCTGAGGACGTCCGCGATCTGCTCCGGAGAGCCTACGACGACAAAGGTCGGAGTCGACGCTCTGCTGACGTTCTTTTTCCGATATGGGCTGCTAGCGCGCGGAGCGACCGTCGTGCTTTTCACGACGACTCCGGAGTGGCGCTTGCGTGTCTTGTAGTACCAGCTCGGATACTTGCCGTACTTTTTCAGGACCTCAAGCAAGGGCGCTGACTGCGCCTCCTGCTCGATTTTTTCGAAGAGGGCGTCAGTCGCCTCTCGAGATAGTTTCGTTCGTTTTTTAGGCATTGTTACTCCCTTTTGGTTTTTCGGTTGGTTGAATGTAAAACGCGCTCGAGACGGTCTTAGAGGCCAGTTTCAAGTTGTCCAGGTCGTAGTCGGAGACGCCGCGATCGTGGAACCACTTCTTATCGTCGTCGTCCAGACTCGCGAGGACTGCCTCGACGACTCCCAGCGCGTATGCAAACTGCTGCTGTTTCAAGGCTTGGCTCCTTTCACGGTGAACCGCTTGAGAAACTCGCGGACCGCCCTCTCAGTCGCGAGGTCGATCGGAGCCTTGGGATCCGGCAGCAGGTCGAAGATTCGCCCGCGCAGGTTCTCCTTGCCGCAGACTCGCTTGTCCTCGATAAAGTCGATGACCTTGGACTTCTCCTCGGCGCCCTCGCGAATCATCAGCATCGTCCGAATCTCGCGGTAGTCGGCGTCGGTGTAGGAGACTTGGATTCCCTCCCGACGTCCCGGCATCTGCGAGACAGGTCCCTCGATGATCGAGTCCTTGGACATCGCCGGACCGATCCAGCACTCGGAGACCATGATGTACCGCTGGACTCGGAGGTGCGAGAAAGAGAGCCTGGACATTTGGAGGTAGAGAGTTTTCTCGTCCTCGTCCCGCCAAGGCATCATCAGGACGGTGATGCCGTGCGGTCCCTCCGCGTGGAAAAAGGGAATCAGGTTCCCGTCGTGAAACATTACGCTCTTCGCGAACTCGAGCGCGCGAGCGATAAAGACGTCTGGTTCGATAATCATTTGCGAGACTCCTTTTCGAATTTGCGGATGCGGACGATCTCCCGCGCGACCTTGATCGCCGGGACGCCGAACGCCTCCGAGACAGTGATGACAGACAGAAAGCCGGCGACCTCCTTGACTCGGAGACAGCCGGGCTCGTCGTTGAGGGCGATAAAGTCGACCGCCCTGTCGTAGTGGGTATAGGGATTGAACCGAGGCGTCCCCGGCTGACCAGGGCGGACTCGCCTCTCGACTGCGCGGAGACAGACTCCGAGCTTTCGCAGATGCAAGGCCGCTCGACCGAGCTGCCGATGGACGATCGGATCGTCCTCTCCGGGGATGTAGTCCTGATGGACTTCGCCGATCTCCAGGAGGAGTCGGTCTGCCCTCTCAAGCCAGCGACGCAGAGGCGTTTTCATTTTGCACCTCGCGCCTGCTTGCGTCCCGCTCTGACTAGATCGTCTCGGCGGACTTTCTTGGGGTCCTCGAGGTTCGCGCGGAGATGGTCGATGTCGCCCTTCCAGCGCGCCTTGAGATACGCCTTGGCAGCGTTGAGGGTGTAGAACCGCTCGAGGTCTCCCTTGGCAGCGTCGAACGAGTCGTCAGGACGATAGTCGATCCGTCCCTCGAGGATCCCGTCGGTGTTTACGATAAAGACAAACCTACTCATCGAACTCCTCCTTCTCTCGCTCCTGATCGGCGAGACAGTCAGGACAGGTCGGGATCCCGTGTTGGTCGACCTGCCAGCCTTCGGCGCGGAGAGACCGATCGCTTGCGATCCGACTCTCGATCCCGCAGTCGATGCACTTGAACTGAGTCATCGCTCACCTCGGATGCTCTCGACGTAAATTTCGGAGCAGACCAGACGGTCCTCCTTCGCCCAGCCCCAGCAGGACTCGAGGACGATCTGACCGTCCTTGACGTACGCGGTCGGCCAGCCAGTCAGTCGGATCGCGACGGTCTCGTCGGTGTCCTCGCCGACGTCGAGCGGGTTGTTAATCTCCATCGAGACGAGCCGAGTCGGGCGGACGCCAAAGCAGACGTCAGCGAAACAGGCGACGTCGAGCAGCTCCTCGGTCAGCTGCTCCGGCTTGAGGACGGTGCCGGGTTTGAGGATCTCGAGAGCCGCCTCTCGAGCGAGCTTTTGTTTATCAGCCAGGTTTTCCATTTGAACCTCCAAGTTTCCGGGCCAGGCGACCTGCCTGACCTCTATCATTAATATAGCGCGTCGCGTCAGAAAAAGCAAGAAAAGAGCGTTTTCTGATACGTTTCTTCCTAAGTTATTGAATTTGCTTGGCTAGCTGACTGACCTGCTGATGCAGACTTAGGCTCGCTCGGACCTGCTCGCGCAGCTCGAGCTGGGAGGGCGCCGCCTCGAGGAGGGCTCGGACGTCCTCCGGAGAGCTGACCGTCCAAGGACCGACGTCGAATCCGGCCTGGTTGATCGCGGCGACGCTCCGCTCGTCGAACAGAGTCAGGACGCCGGCGGAGAGCGACTCGTAAAACCGATTCGCGGGCGAGTGCGGGATGCCTCCGACTTGAGTCGCGGAGTCCTCGATGTAGATCGTCGCCTGGACTCGAGCGAGCGTCCGGCGGAGATCGACCGGGGGGATGACCTCGGCGCCGGGCGCGAGCAACGAGAACTCGGCTCGCTTGGTTGTAGAAACCAGGACTGGATAGAGTCTCGAGTCGAGGTACTTTTTAAAAAGCTCCGTACGTCCCTCGCGGAGGGCACCCCAATAAAAGATTCCCGGGAACTGGGCGGGATCCCTCGGCAGCGGACTCGAGTCGAAAGTCAGCTCGTTCCAGTTCACCTTGTCGATCCCGGCGCCCTCGTACTCGCACCAGCGGCGCAGAGTCTCGAGCTCGCGGATCGGTTTCGGTATCGGCAGCTTGTAATCGTTCCCACACCAGACGACAGCGCGAGCGCCTCGAGCCAGGTGCAGGAGCTCGTCTCTCCAAGGGCAGAAGTGCCAGAGGCCGTTTACTACGAAAACAAGGTCGTACTGAGAGCCGTCCCAGACTCCCGGACGATCGAGCAGAGGAGCCGCGAAACGCTTGGCCAGATAGACCGCGATGCGGTTGTGAGCCATCGTTGACGACGGAGAAACGCGATTCATATTCGCGACCGCGACGCGGAGCGTCCTGACTTTGGTGACGCTTTGAGGCATTAACTTTTCATCGGACACAATTGGTAGTTTGCTCACAGCTCTTAGAACTTCAACAAGATTCCCTTCGCGGGGGATCCAGGGATTGCACCAGGAATGGTTTTCAGGGAAAAATATTTTGACACTTCGTGTGCTCTTGTAGCCGGTCATTCCCCGGTCAATCCCAAGCCACGAAATTAGCCCGGCGTCGCCGCGAACGGCGCCGGGCGTTTTTATTTGGACTGCCAGTTTTGGGGTTCGGGGGGACCGCTTGGCTCGCATTAATTTTGAGACTGACCTGTTCAAGGACAGTCGTTTTCTCAAGCTCGCTTTAAAACTCGGGTGTCAGGACAGGGCGATCGGCGCTCTCGTCCGGATGTGGTTTCTCGCGCAGAAGTGGCACCTCAAGGCGGAGGACCGACGGATCCCGCTGGAGGAGTGGCGCAAGCAGGACATCCCTGACGCGATCATCGAGTCTGGACTCGCGGAGTCGAACGGTCGTTCGGTCCGGGCGGCTGGAGCGGACGAGCAATTTGCTTGGCTCCTGCAACGCGTCGAGGCCGGACATCGCTCCGCCGAGGCCCGAAAGCGATCGAAGGGGACCGCCCAACCTCCGAACGGTCGCTCGACGGACACCGAACGACCGTTGAACGAGCCCGAACGGCTCCGAACCTCTTTACTCTTTACTCCTTCCTCTTCTCTCTCTTCTCCGAACTCCGAACTCAAAACTCCTAACTCCGAAGAAAGAGGCAAGGGGCAACTCGCGTTGCCCGACCTCCTCGAGGTCTGGAACGGAAACTGCGGCTCGTTGCCGCGATGCAACGCGATGAACAAGAGTCGGTCGGCGAAGTGGGGAGCTCGCTGGAGGGAGAGACCGGAGCTCGAATACTGGCAGTCCGTCGTCCAGAGACTTGCCTCGAGCAACTTCTGCAACGGAGACAACGACCGGGGATGGAAGGCCTCAGTCGATTTCTTTCTCCAGGCCGACGCCCACCTTAAGGCGATGGAGGGTAAGTACGACAACCGGTCGAAGGGCCCGCTTAATCTCGGCCTCGCCCAGATGGTCAGGGAGGGGAAGATATGAAAACAGAGCGTCAGAAAATCCTCGAGACGATTCTCGTGATGGCGGAGCACTACCAACGCGAGCTCTCGAAAACGAACCTGGTGCTCATCGCGGACGCCCTCGAGGGAGTCACCGCCGACCAGGTCGCCGGCGCCCTCAAGAAACACCTCCAGGGACCGAACGGCAGGTTCTTTCCGAGCCCTGGAGACCTCCTCGCGATCATCGAGCGACGTCAACCCGTCCAGCAGGCAGCGAACGAGTGTGTCTCGAGAGTCCTCGAGGCGGTCGTCAAATTCGGGTACGTCGATCCGGAGAGCGCGCGGACCTATCTCGGCGAGACGATCTGGGCGGCGCTGCCCGGAGCGACTGGCTGGAAAGATTTCTGCTTGTCGGGAGAGCACATCAGCCAGAGCACCGCGCGCGCGCAGCTCCGCGATCGCATCGCCGCTCGACTCCAGCAGGAGAATCCGACCGGGCAGGTCGCTCTCCCGCCGCCCGGCAAGCCGGAGTTTAAGAGCTTGATCAAGTTTGAGGAGGCTCCTCCTGGATTCCCAGAAGACAAGGCGCTCCTCACTGACGGTGTTCAGCGGGTGCTGATCACCAATATTGGAGGTGCAGATGGAAAACAATAACGACAAGCGGATCGCAGAGCTCGAGGCCGAGGTCGAGGACATGACCAGGTCCATCAAGCAGCAGCGAAAGGAGATAGAGGATCTTCGAGAGGAGCTGGCTGACGTTCGCGGTGACTCGAAGGGACTGGTCGATGCTATCGAGAGACAGATCGATCTTCACAAGAGGCACGCGCGATGATCAGCGCAGACAGTTTCAGAGTTCCAGACGAGCGCAGCTGTCGCTGTGACTGGTGCGATCGCTGGATAACCGTCCCGAACTCTCCCGGACCTTGGGTTTGCGGAGAGTGCGTCGACAAACGAGAACAAGAACAGAAACAAAATGGAGGTTCAGACGATGACGTTCTTGAAAGTTAAACTCTACGCCCGCGACGAGTGGGTGATATTCCCTCTGCGGAATCTAACCAAGGCGACGATCGACATGAACGGCAGCACGGTGCTGTACGTGAGAGAGATCCTCGAGCCGCTGAGACTCGACTCAAACGAGCACGGTCCCGGCGCGCCCGGAGACCTCTGTCAAATCCTGAAAGAGCTGGAAGAAAAAGGAGCAACGACGTGAGCAGTATTTACGAAAATCATTGGGTGCAGGAGGATGCCGAGACTTACCACGCAAATCCTGCGATCGGCTCCGGAATGGTCCGGACGATGCTCAAGTCTCCGTACCACTACAAGTTCTATCACCTGCTTGGCAACGTGAAGGAGACGACGCCGGCGATGTGGTTCGGACAGATCGCGCATCTCGCGATGCTCGAGACGGAGGCGTTCAACAGTCGCTTTGTGGTCGAGCCGAAGTTCTCAGGGACTGGCTCTCGCAAGGCGTACGACGACTGGAAAAAAAGTCTCGCTCCGAAAACGATCATCCTCTCCGAGAAGGAGTACGCGTCTCTCAGAGGGATGTCGATGTCGCTCTTCGACACCGAGCACTTCGGGCACGTCGTCGAGTTCATGAAAAAGCCAGGCATCAAGGAGCACTCGTTCTACTTCACGGATCCGGTGACGGGCCTGCGCTGCAAGTTCCGACCGGACTTTCTGACGGAGGACGGATGGATCATGGATCTGAAGACGACGACCTGCTCGGACGAGAAAGTATTCAAGCGTTGCATCAAGGGCCTTGGATACCACGTCTCCGCCGCGTTCTACTGCTACGGGTTCGAGCAGCTGTTCGGTTACAAGCCGAAGGGCTACGTCTTTCTCCCGATCGAGAAAAAGCCACCGTACATCCCGACGGTTCTGACTGCCGACCAGACGATCACCGGACCAGGAGAGATCGACTTCCGTCGCGGACTGAATCGCATCAAGGAGTGCACGGAAAGCAACTACTGGCCCGGATATCAGACGGGACCGGAGAACGTCTCGATGCCGCACTACGATCTGTTCGAGTATGACGATGAGGAGGTGACACCGTGATTATCGACAACGCTCCGAAGGATCCGGACTTGAAAGTCAAAGCGACTTCCAAGCAGCCGGCTTTCGCCGAGGACCTCGATCGGATTAACCAGGCCGCCGGCGGACTCCTGCCGGCGCTTGGACTTAGTAACACGTGCTGCAACAAGGATCCGCGATTCATGGTGCGGTACCACGTGAAAGCGAAAACGATTCTCTTAAACTGTCCCGGCTGCGGGAAACTGACCGGCGAGATCAAAGTCGCCGAGAAAGGAAGTCCAATTGCGATTTGTAAATAAAGACATCAAGCGCGAGCTCCTCGAGTTCGGGATCGTCGTCGCGCTCCTGCTCGGAATCATCGGAGCTTTCCACGCTCTCGGAGAGACCGTCGCGACGCTGCCGTATCAGATCCCTTACGGCTGCCGCTGGCAGGAGTGCTCAGTCAAGGGCGACAAGCTCGTTGACTGCGAGCCGATCCAGTACGGGAGTCACGTCGCGCTCGCTGCGGCGATAGAAAAAGAAACCAAGGGCGCAGTCAGGTACGAGTGCGGACCAGGACAGGGAGAACGAAAATGATTCACGGTCAGTACGGTTGGGTGATCGTCACGAGAGGGCGATACAAAGGGAGACTCGGATACTACGATGACGACGAGGGACCGGACGAGTCCATCGTTTACTTTGAAAACAAGTCAGGCGGATGCGACGAGCGTCGAGTGAAACGCTCGTACCTGAGGCCAGCTCCGGACAACGTAATACCTATCGCCTGTCCTACGGAGATGATCTACGGGGACCTGGCTTGACCGCACTGGATAAAACTCGAGGCGAGCCGTGCTGCTCCTGCAACGCGGCTCCTCCGTCCGATCCCAATCACATTAAGACTCGAGGCGCCGGCGGCAAGGACGAGGAGTGGAATCTCCTTCCGATGTGTCGCCGGTGCCACTCGCTCTGGCACGGTATGGGCTGGTACTCGTTCATATCCTGCTATCCGTCGGTCCGTCTCGCTCTCGAGCGAAAGGGCTGGCAGATCGAGATAGCAATAAACTTTCGGCCGAGACTCTGGCATCCAGAGCTTGCCGTTTCAGATCGCAATCAGTAACGTAACCAAACACTTGGAGGTTCAAATGACAGATACAAAGATAGCGCCCGTCTCAAAGATCGAGCCGGTGCCGCCAACGTTCAATGACAGGTCGGAGTGGGAGGGTTTTCAGGGTGCGGTGATTCGCGCCTTCGATCAGGGCCTCCTGCCCGATACGATTCAAAATCCCAAGCAAGCAATCGTCCTCGCCTCGAAAGGGCGCGAGCTCGGACTGGAGCCGCTGTACGCGCTCTCCGTCCTGTATCTCGTTCACGGCAAGCCCGCGCTCGAGGGAGAGGCGATGCTGGGACTGACTCTCCGTCGGTACCCAGAGGCGAAAATTCTGTGGGTGGAGCAGAGTCACGCCAAAGCGGTGCTGAAGATGGGACGACCGGGCGGAGAGATGTCGACGTTCGAGTTCACGGTGGAGGACGCCAAGCGCGCAGGGATCCTCTCCAAGATCAACGACGACGGGACGGTCGTCCCCAACGGTAAGAAACAGGTCTGGGCGCAGTACACGAAGGACATGCTGATGTGGAGAGCGGTCGCTCGAGCAGTCCGGTTCCTTTTTCCGGAGTGCATCCAGGGGTGTCTGACTCCCGACGAGGCGGACTGGATCCCTCGAGACAGCGTCGAGAAGGTGGTCCGTCAGGTCGGCGGCAAGGCGGCGGAGCTCGCGGCGGAGCTCGCAGCGAGTAAGCAGTGAGAGCGATGCAAATAGCGATGTCTGTTCGACGGGCGACGATGGAGCTGGACATCCCAGCTCCTGACCTCGTCTTAGAGGACGCCGCATACGACTCTCTCTGGAGGGAGACCAGTCGTCAGCTCGCACTTCAGATTGGCGGAAAGAGCCAGCTCGACATCTATCGAAACGATTTTATGATTTGCGGAATTTGGTTCCGGCGTCGGACGCCAAGGACCGCAACAAGGGAGGACTACGACTATGAAGTTCAAACACAAGCCAACGATCGTTGATGCCGTTCAGCTCGGAACAGCGAATCTCTCAGAGGTCCGCGACTTCATGAAGGACGACTTTCTAAAACACATCGTCGACTTCGGGGGACCGGACGGGACGATCACACTCAGGAACGATCTCGGCGAGTCCAGGATTCCGGTGGGCGGATGGATCATCCGAGGCGTCAAGGGCCACTACTATTACTGCTCCGAGGACGTATTCGCGGAGAGCTACGAGGAGGTAAAGTGAACAGCGTCAATCAAGGAAGTCGGAGGTTAGGACCTGACGTCGGCATGGACGCGCAGCCATGCGCTCCGTCGTCTTTCGCGGTCATCATGGAGCAGACGCTGTCAGAGCTGCGCGCTGCGAACGAGCTCGCCTCAAAGGTCGAGACCGTCTTTTACGGTCCGAGACCGGAGTCGAACGAAAAGAGTCCCGTGCCGCATTCCCTAGAGGGCGTCGCGTACGAGCTCCGGCAGCAGTCCGCCGAGCTGAGTAAGCGGCTTGCGTCGGTGTTGCAGCGGCTCGTTGGTGGTTGAGAGGTAAAGTTATGCCGGTCAGATCCCGAACTAGGAGTAAGCGATTAAGAGAGGCGAGGGCAGCTCTGGCTCCGTCTCAACTCAAGGACCAGAGGGCAGCAGCGCAGATGCGAGAGCTCGCGGCACGTTTGTACGCCAAGTTCTCCGAGGTCCCTCCTGGTGGGGAGCCTGGCCGGCTATCGAAGTTAGCCAAGGAGTATCTCGAGATTGCTTTGATGCTGGGAATCAAAGCTCTCTCAAGGAGCGAGGAGAGTCTCGAGAGCCTTACTCCGCAGGTCTGGTCGAAGCTTTTCTATCCGACACTGTTGGAGCCGCTCCCATTCTCCAAGTCGATAAGCAAGAAGTACGAAAAAGAAATCAAGAAACTTGGCAGCACCGTGACAATTTCACCGCTACGGGTGTCGAAAAAAGGAGGGATAGCCGTGCAGAAGGTCCATAAGATATCGTTCGTGAAGATGAGCGAGGGGTATAAACTATGTACCAAGCGCCTCGCAAACCAAAAGCGGGAGGAGTTCTCCTACCGCTGGGCGGCAGTCACCTGCAAGGACTGCCTCCACCAGAAACCGAAAGGGAGATGACATGAAGAAACTCAGCCTGCTTTTGCTCCTATTGCAGTCTGTCGCTTTCTCACTTGGAACACAAATCACCGCGAGCGGAGGCAGTCCGATACCCGCCACGTTCTCAGCGTCAAACTCCCAGAGCCAAGTCCAGGCTTGCGAGGGCAACGTTATCGAGATTATGAACGAGACCTCCACCAAGCTGGTGGTAGGTTTCGGGACCAGCGGCGGTGCGCCGGCGACGGACTACAAGTACGTCCCGTCTGGCCCTCTCTCCTGGACGACCATCAAGCCGAAGGGCGGCTCGAGCTCCGGCACCTATATCTATATCAAGTCAGCTGGCTCCGCGATCACCTCAGGGACCGTAACCATTTCCTGCACCTACGAGGACTAAAATGAAAAAACTTTTCGGCGCTTTCTTAGCGGCGTTCTTACTCTGCACGCACGTCATCGCGGCACCGTTTGGAACCAACTCCGGTCCTGGTAGAGCCAGCAGCGGAATGAATTTAAATGGAGATATAAGCTCCATCCAGACGCTCGTCACCGGAACCTCTGGCACGGACTTCGCGATATCGAGTCCAGGAAGTGGAGTCCACACTTTCAATCTCCCGACCGCCTCCGCGACAAATCGAGGCGCACTCAGCTCGGCGGACTGGTCGACGTTCAATAGCAAGCAGGCAGCGATAACGGTCCTCGACATCGCCCACGGCGGAACGAACTCCGGGACCGCGCTCTCCAACAACCGAGTCATCGTCTCTGCCTCTGGAGCGATCCAGGAGGCGTCCGCGATCACGGCAAGTCGGGTGCTTGTCTCAGACTCGAACGGGATACCGACTCACTCCTCGACGACCACGACGACTCTCGGATACCTGGACGTCTCGAGCTCGCTAACGACTCTCCTCGCTGCAAAGGCTCCGCTCGCCTCTCCGACCTTCACCGGTACCGTCACTCTCCCATCTGGATCCGTAACGAGCTCCGCTTGGACAACTGGCTCTAGCACGCTGACAGTCGGCAGCCCGTCATCTGCTACCGGCACGAACTTCCCGGTGGGTTTTATTACCGTAAAGTCAGACGGAGGTCAGACAACTGGCTCCGATGGGCTGGTCGTAATCGGCGACGGTGTGCAGTCCAAGGTCAGCGCGATCGCTTACGGGACCAGTAACAAGTTCAGAGGATACCGAGCTCAAGGCACCGCAAGTTCCCCGACTGCCGTTGCCTCAGCCAGCCTAAGTAACTTCGAGGGATACGGATACGACGGATCCGCCTTCGACCTCGGCGGGTATTTTACAGTCCAAGCCGGCACAACTTGGAGCGGCAGCGACCACGAGACCTATCTTGTATTCGGCGGAACAGCGAGCGGCTCGACAACTCCCGGCACTATCGGAACATGGAGATCGACAGGGATAACGGCGGCAGGACTGAATCTCTCCGGGCTGACCGCGACGACGGTCCCATACTTAGACGGCTCGAAGAACTTCGCAAGTAGCGCGGTGACGCCGACGGAGCTCGGATATCTGTCTGGAGTGACGAGCGCAGTCCAGACGCAACTCAACACGAAGGTCGAGGGCAAGGGCAACGGAGCTAACACTCGCGTAGCTTACTGGACGGACGCCAACACGCTCTCGAGCAGCGGAGTCTGGGTGTTCACGCCGGCGACTTTCGGATCTGTATTCCAGGGATCGAACTCTGGAGGCAACGTCCAATTTCAAATAAGCAACACGAGCGCAACGGCCTCCTCCGCTGCGGTGCTGAGACTAGATGTGGCCAGCACATCGGGAGGCGACGCTCTCGTCAAATACGCAAGCGCCGGCTCGACGGTCTTCTCTCACGGCATTGACTCGAGCGACTCGAATGCTTTCAAGGTCTCCGCGAGCGCGACTCTCGGAACGACCGACATGCTCGACCTGTACACGGACGGGACTGTCTATCTAGGCAACAGCACTCTGGGCGGAGTCGTGACTTTCTCCGGAGCGACCGCTGTCGCGAGGAGAGACACAAACGGGCAGACGATGCTCCAGGTCCGCAACGATAACGCTGGCTCCTCTGCTCATGGGCGGCTCGCGGTGTCGTCCGACCAGGGCGACGTGAACCTCGTCGCAAACTCTGGTGCAGGAGGCGACAGTGTTCAGCTAAACGCTGACTCTGCTTTTAGTGGTGGTTTCCAAATCGGAATCCTAGGAACTAACGCACTATCACTTCGAACAAACGGCACGGACAGGATAAAGATTCAGACCGACGGTCACGTCGATCTTTACGGTCCGCATACCGTTCCTCTCGTCGTTAAGAGCGCTATTTCGAACGCGCAAGGTCTTCTTTTGTACGCTAATACCGGTACCGACGTCGCGAGCATCGTCAACTATTACAGCGCGGCACTTGAGTTCGGCGCTGCGAATACCGTTTACGGCTCAGTCAGCTCTGGTGGCGCGTGGACGTTTGGAGCCTCTGGTGGCTCTCAAGGACATCAAGTCAACGGGCTCCTGACGGTCCTCCAGGCGACTGGTCCGATGATGCGGATCAAGGACGGAGGCACCGCAGGCACCGACGCCAACCCGTATTTCGAGTTCCGTGACGGCAGCGCGATCATGGGGCAGATGGGATTCCCGACGGGGAACTCCAAGGACATGGTGGTAAACAACTCCACCGACACCGGCGATATTATTTTCCAGACGAACAACACGTCTTTCGGAACTCTGAACGAGAGTGGCAAGTGGACACTTGGTGCGTCCGGCGGATCGCAGACTCACGTGCTCAGAGGCGATGGAGTTCAGATTGCTGCCTCCTCTTCGACAAACACGGTGACGATCGCGAGGGCTGACTCGACCGGTGTTGTTTCCGTGTCAGGTGACTCTGGTGCAGCGGGCGGCGAGATCCGGATGTACGGCTCATCGCATGCAAGCACTGCGAACCAAATTCGGTTCTACAACAACGGGACGCTCGGCGGGACTCTGAACGCTGGCTCCTGGACTCTCGGTTCCGCGACGACCAACGGATTCACTACGGTTAACGGACGAGGGATAGACGTAAACTACTCGACGTCAGGCGTGACCGGATATTTCCAGATAACGCACTCGCAGAACACCTCAGGATCCGGAGCGGGAGTTTATCTGTCGGTAGCTGGAGCTTCCGCAGGCGACGCTTTCATCAGCTTTAACTCAGCGTCGGAGAGCGCTACGTGGACAGCCGGACTCGACAACAGCATCGCTGGAAACCCTTTCGTAATAGGATTCTCGTCAGCCCTCGGATCTAACGACGCGTTCTCGATTGACGGCACGACTTTGGCGTCGAGATTCTTGGGCAGGGTTGGAGTGCTCAGCGCTCCGTCGACCAGCGCGCACCTTCTCGTTGGTGGAACATCATCACTCTCGACAACTACTCAGTACGGAATACAGGCAAACTCGGTTCTAAGCTCCTCGGCGACGGTCGGAGCATACGGCATCGCCTCAGAGATAACTTTCGCGAACGCGTCTTTCACGGTTCCTTTCGCGATTGCGTTCGGAGCAGCGAACATATCAGCGGTCGGTGGAACGGCAACGATAACGAGAGCGGTAAGTTACTACTCGTCGACGCAGTCCAACGGAGCAACTGGCAACGCGGTCCTCGCCGACAACGTAGCGTTCAGTGGGAACTACTTCATAAACTCCACCTCGACGAATCCATCGCTGCTATCTGGAGTGTTAAATGCGTCGGCTGGTGTTCGAACTAAGTACTCTACTGCGAACGTGACCGACGGAGCTCCGACAGCGGCGGAGATGGCGAGCGCGTGCGGAACTGCATCAAGCGGTCTGACCTGCGTGATCAACGACGCCAACGGAGGGACGTCTGAATTCTTCGTTTGGAGCGACGGGACCAACTGGTTCTACGTTGCCGGAACGAAGGGCCTCTGATAGCTTTTCGAGCAATGGAGGCACAGATGAAATTCCTTTTTTTATTCCTAACAATCAGCTCTCTCGGGTTCGCTGCCGACGATAAAAAGCCGCCGGAGCCAATCTCCATCGCGGTCGTCAAGAACGGCGCGAAGTACGACCAGGTCACCGGAAAGTGGACGCTTGAAAAGGGCGTCGAACCGGAGGAGATCATGACGTCGCTGCTCCGAGAGACCGTCGCGGCAACAGAGCGCCTGAAAAGCTGCGAGGCCGCTGCCGCAGCCGCGAAAAGCGAAGAGCCCAAGAAAAAGAAATAACGTCTTCTGTAACCTCCAAGTTCTCAGAAGATCGGCTCTCCGGTTCCAGGTTGCCGAAAGGCCCTGGTCCGGAGGGCTGCAATGATAAAATACGCCTATGAGGTTTCGAGAGACTCACTTGGAAGGGGATCTCCTGGTCGACGCGAAGTGGCTGCTCGACCTGATGACTCGCCTTGGCCACCTCGTCTACACCCGCATTCACGTCGGAGCCGTTCGGCACGGCGGCGTTTACCGAAAAAACCATGAGATGAAAGGATTCTCAGACCTCGAGGTCGTCGTCAGAGGAGGACGCGTTGGGTATCTAGAACTGAAGTCAGTTCATGGTAAACTGTCTGAAGACCAAATCCGCTTCATCGAGTCGCGCGAGCGCATGGGCTGCATCTGCCGTGTGCCTCGAAACCTCGACGACATAATCCAATTTCTCAGAGACATGGGGGTACCAGTAGATGGAGTTCTTAAAGGACTTACCGCCGGAGGCAATAGCGATCGTCGTGGCTCTCCTGATCGTCAGGGAGTTCGTGGCCCTTCTAAAAAGACGCCCTCAGGTTGTCAATCACTCTTCCCCGTTGATGGAGGCGGAGATGAAGACGATGACGAGGACGCTGGAGACGATAGCGAGGCACATCGAAAGCCAGACGGACCTGGTCAAGGGACTGACCTTCGAGATCAAGTCCATGCGCGAGGAGCACGACAGATTTGCTGTCGAGTTTAGGAGGGAGCTTGATGAGATTTCTCAGGAGATGCGGCAGCGGCCTCGATCTTCTTAATCGCCTCGGAGAGAGCTTTCTCGTTCTCGGACTCGTCGATAGCAACCTGGCCTGCCTGATTTTGGTTGCCGCTGATTACTTTCGACTGGTCGACGGCAGCCTGGTCCTTTGTGTCGTCCTTGGCTTTCTGCTGAACGGCCTGCTTATATTTCCAGTACAGGAATATAGCGGAGCCGATGAGGGCGAGAATCGCTGCGAAACTTCCCCAGCCGCCCGACGCAAATCCAATCAGAGAGCCGACGATCGATCCCAAGTTCATTGCATCACCTCCGTTAGTTGCCCGTTCTCAATGAGCGCGTAGAGCGCCCGTCCCTGGTGGGTAAACAGTCCGAGGCGGGCGGAATTTACTCCGTCCGGCATATCAAAGCAGTGGGAGACCGCGTTCGATCCTTGGTTCGTGGAGCCGTAGTTTAGGACCGCGAGCGACACCGCGTCCTCCGCGTCGTAGCAGACCTTGCGTCCCTCGACTCTGACCTGCGCTGCGACCTTGATAACCTTGACGCCAAACACCTCGACTCCGACCGCGAGGTCCTGGTTAACCAAGGATCCGCTGCTCGTCCTGCCCACTACGTACCCCAGCATCAAGCAGCCGCCCTGCTTTGGCGCGACGCCGATAAGCTGCTCGCGGGAGACTGCGATGTCCGTCCCAGAGAAGTCTCCCTCAGCGACTCCCTGCCCGCACCCAAACACCCGGTATTTTCCTGCTACGACGGGCGTGGCTGCACGGAGTTTCAAAGCGAGAGGCTCTCCCGCCACCACCTCCCTGCCGACCTCTCTAAACTGATTCCAGGCAACTCCGCTCGCCTCCTTGAAGTTGCTCCATGTCATCGGCGTCGCGGCCTGGCCAGCGCCTCGCCGGCGGAGGTAGATCTTCCCCAGCATCCCACGGAGCGGATACTCAGACGTCAGCTTGGGAGGTAGCTGCCAGGAAACGAACACGTCGATGATGCAGGACGAGGGCCCTTCCGGAAAAATTCCGGAGAGGTCGTAACGAAAGGAGCCGCCCTTGTCGTTGTGAAAGTCGGTCTGGTCGATGCCGCAGGCCCTCGAGATCATCGCGATGGAGCCGGGCAGCGGCGTGTGAATTGTCACGCTTCCGGCGACCTGGCCTCCAAAGGAGCAGCCGACCTGACCGTACCCCGCGCGGGAGACTCCGTCGCCGCAGTCGATCTCCATGAGCACCGTGTGCTGGTTATGGTCAACGGGACTCGGAGCAGCGTCGTACCGGACCTTCGCTCCCATGCAGCCAGCGAGGAGGGCTGTCACAAAAGCTAGTGCAAATTTGTGACAAAACATTGCACGAGACATTTGACTGCCTTTCTGTTCCACGTGGAACGTCAACACTTATAAAAGATTTTTTCAGCGCCTTTTATTATAGAGGCGCTGCGTCTCAGTATGTCCAGCGAGCAGGATAGCCGCGAACATCGACGTGCACGAAAGTTCGCGCTCGCCCGATTCCGCCGTTCTTGAAGGCCGGGATCGTCTCCGCGACGTTCGCGAGGACGTCCGCAGGGGAGTGGGACTGGATGTCGGCGGCCTTGCCGATTAAGTGAAAGCTGCCCTTTTTTCCGTCGACGAGTCGGTTGTGTCCCTGGCATCGAAAGCCGGACGACAGCCAAAGCCCGTTGACTAGGTGCCAGAGGAGCTCGAGGCCACCGACCAGATCGGTGTCGACCAGCGTCGAGTGGCAGGACGGAGCGTTGCAAGGGCAGTCAAAGTTTACGGACGTGAAGTGCTCAGAGACCTGAACGAGCTCGCCCTTTTTGAATTCGTGAACCATCGCGCACCCTCAGATGGGGAGAGGTCCCTCCCGAAGTTTCTTATCGGGAGGACCGCTCGACTTCCTTGCATACGAGCCTGGCTTTCGCCGGCGCCTTACTTTGGGGCTACGACGTCCTCGCGTTTCAACTCCGCGAGGAACGAGACCAGTGCGAGACCGAGCTTGAGGCCCGCGTTGATCTTGCGAATGAGGTCCGCCTTGTCGACGACGCCCGGCAACTTCTGCTGGGAGTAAGCAACGAGCTCCGCCGCGTCCTGCTCATCGAGCTCGCCCAGCTCCTTGGGGACCATGCCGACGTTCTGGAGATCCTGGCTGGCTGACACGAAAACCGGCATCAGCTGACCGAGGTCCGCGAGGTCGTACTTACCATCGGCTCCGGCTCCCTTCACCGCTGCGCCGACCGTGAAGCCGAAATTCAAAATCTTCTTGGTATTCTCTACCGAGTACTGTCCACCCATTTTCCATCCTCCTTTTCAGAGTTATCGGAAGGTCCGTTTTAGGTCTTGATGATGAAGTTTAGCACAAGGCTGGGTTGCATGTTGTTATGCGATCCGCCGCCGCCGGTACTCGCGATGGACATCCCGGTCGTGCTCGAGGAGGACTGCCAGCCGGAGTCGCCGGTTCCGGACTGGAGATAGTCGTGGATCCAGTCGATCGCTGCGGCGCCACTGTTGTATTTTCGGCCGGTCGGGAACGCGTGGTCGTGACCAGGATCCGTCTTCGTGTGGTTGTGGACCGGCAATTCCGCGGTGGTCACTGTGTGGTTCTCTTCTCCGCCGGACGCCGCAATCGCGCGACTGGTGAGACCGGAGCCAGCTCCGTATCCAACGAGGCAGCGCCCTCTGAAGTCTGGAATATTGAAAGTCGTCGAGCCGTCACCGACTCCGTAGTTCGTGCTGAGAGCCGTGAACAGAGCGGAGTATGTCGTCCTGTTTATCGCGGATCCGTCGCAGAGCATCCAGCCGGTAGGAGCCGATGCCCCGGCGAACGGGAGAATCATACCGGTTACGATGGAGGGAGGAGAGCCCTCGAGGTCGAGGATTCTGTTCTCGTGCGATATGAAGTTTTTCCGAGCGAGCATCCAAAGCGACATCGACGTCGCCTTTCCTATCTCGAACGCTGCGCTTGGAAGTCTCTTGAATCCCATCTTCTCCTCAGGTCTTTATGATAAACGCGGCGACGAGAAACGGCTGCATCGTATTATGCGCGCTGCCGCTGCCCGCGTCGGCGAAAGTTATTCCGGTGGTGTTCGACTTCACTCGAGACCTACCAGCGTCGGGATCGCCGATAAAGAGACGCGTTGACGTGTTCGCTCCGCCGGCGGTGACTTCCTTTCGGAGGTCTCCGTGGTTGTGGCCAGGATCCGTCAAGGTGTGATTGTGAGTCGGAGTCTCCGCTTGAGTCAGGACGTGAGTCTCCTCGCCAAGTGTCGCCGCGAGAGACCGGGCGGTTAGGCCGCTGCCAGTCCCGACTCCGATCGGCACTCGACCGAGCAGGTTCGGGAGTCTGAAGTTTCCAGCGCCCTCGCCTCCGGTGTTGAAGTTCGCGCCGATGATTGCGTACAAGTCTGCGTAAGTTACCTGAGATACAACGCTCCCGTCGCAAATCAGCCAGCCGGTCGGAGGCGTCGATTTTCCATATCCGGCGATCATTCCAGTCGGAGCTCCGCCGGCGTTCAAGTCGTTTATCCTCGAGTTGTGGTCTTCGAAGTTCGACTTCGCGAGAGTCCAGAGCGAGCGGATGATCGCCTTGAGAGCTCCAATATTTCCGGATGGTATCGTCGTATAGCTCATGTTTTTATGATGAACGCGCAGACCGTCGACGGTTGCATGTTGTTGTGCGCGCCTCCTCCTCCGTAGTCAGCGATCGTGATGCCGGTCGTGTTGGTGGAGAGGGTGTGCGTCGAGTACGTGTTCGTGTCGGTATCGTCCTCTGTCCACTGGTGAGTCGCGCCGGCGTTTCGGTTCCGATGGGTGTGACCGGGATCCGTGATAGCGTGGGTGTGGCTCGGCATCTTGGAGATGTCGAGAGTCTCCGTCTCCGTTCCCATCGTCCCGCCAAGAGTTCTCGCAGTCAGCCCAGAGCCAGTGCCGGAGCCAATCGGCGTCCGACCTCTCAAGTCAGGCAGCCGAAAGTTCCCGCCGCCCTCTCCTCCAGTGTTGTAAGTCGTTCCGATGAGAGCGTAGAGATCCGCGTAAGTTGCCTGCGAGACGACGGATCCGTCGCAGTATAGCCAGCCCGCAGGAGCCGCCACGGTCTGGACGTAAGGACAGACGACTCCCGTCGGAAAGCTTGCGAGCGAGCTCTCGAGAGAAACGATCCTCGACTCATGGTCCTCGAAGTTAGAGCGGAGCAGGCTGTAAAGAGTGTAGAGATTCTCCTTGCCGGACCTGATTAAATTTATCGCGATCTCTGAGTAGGACATTGCCTCACCAAATCAGGTTGATTCCGGTCTGCCCGTCGGTCTGCCCATTAGCGTCCGTCATGTAGCCGTTCAAAGTTTTCTCCTCGTCAGTAGCATCGTCCATGTCTGCCGCAGAGTCATCCGCGATTCTCGCTACTCGAGTGAAAGCGTTGCCGAGGTCGTTGACCGTGAACTCGGTGCCGTTCACTCTTTTCCGGATCGAGGATATCGCTCCGATTCTAGAGCGGTCCTGACTTCCAAATCTGAAGTAAAGTTTCTCGTGCGTCACGACCACCGTGTCGAACACTTTGAGAGACGACGCGCGGAGCTTTGTTCTTATCCGCATATCGCTGTTCGTTCTCGATAGCAGGAACGCCCACCTCGAGGCCATCACCTCTGCGTCGTCCTCGTCGATCAGGCAGGTGTCGTAAGTGAACTCTTTCTCAGTCTCAGACAGATACTGATCGTTCTCGACCTTCTTGGCGATCGAGGAGGAGTTCTCAGAGGCGGGATCGTACTCCTGCTTTGCGTAGGTGACGGTTGCCGCGCGAACGGTCTGGCTCGAGTCAGAGAGGATGCTGTATCCGAGGATGTCCGTCTTATCGAAAGACACCGGCTCGCCCTCGTAGTTCGGCTCGAGCAGCCGCATTCGGAGCTGATAGTTCTCGTCGAGGATGATGCTCGCGAACGCCGACCGGCAAACCACGTTCAAAATGTCTCGCACAGACGGGACCTTGGTATCCGACATCCGCGCTGGGATAGCGATTCCGAGACGATGCGGGAGGAGCTCGTCGGCCTCGTCGAAAGAGTCAGTGTCGATAAAGTCCTCGAGGCCGGCGTCGATCAGGAGGTCCTTCGCGATCGCTCCAGGAGTCAGGAGCAGGTTGCCGCTGTCGTCTGGCTTTCCGAGGACGTCGCAGCTGAGGGCTGACGTGCCGCCTTGATAGACCTCGACCTTTTTGTAAAGACTCGCTCCGGAGATTGTCGCTCCAGGGCTGGTGCGAACGATGAGAGAGGTCTCGTCAATGATCTCGAGGATCTCGTACCAGGTCGCGTCGGCGGTGACTTTAATCCAGTCGCCGATCCGGAGCTCCTTATTGAAGTCAGTTCCAGATCCGGTGATGGTTCGGTTGCCGCTAGTGATCGAGAGAGTGCCGGTCAGCTGCTTTGTGGGAGTGACGTTAAACTCGGCGGTGCTGGTGAGAGTCAGAGTCGCGAGGGCCTCGTCGTAAGTGTAGTCCCTGGTCAGCTCGAGCAGATACCCATCCAGGTACACATTGCCGACTGAGGGACGGGCCACGGTGGAGCCGACGGAGATGACGGAGTCGAAAGCTCTCGTCAGCTTAACGAACCCGTCTCCCTGAACGAGGACGGTGGAGTTGTCGCCGTTGAACTCGATCTCCTCTCCCTCGTAAAACTGAGTGGCGTCGTCGAGGTAGAGCGTCGCCTGGTCGACGACTGCGGTGACCTCGGCGGTCGGTCTGGAGAGCTCGTGTCCAGCGATTAGGAACTCTCGGTTCGCGTATCTCTTCGGGTGCGACGGGATGACTCGAGCAGATACCGCAGTCTGGGCGTCCTGGTCGAAGGCCTCCGTCAGCGTCAGCGCGGTGTTGCTTGTGATCGCCTCGATGCGAACGCGCTTGGTGGCGTCGCCGATAAAAAGGTCGTCTCCTGGACTGAGCTCTGCGAGAAACGAGGTGCCGGATCCTGAGACGCTCGCGGATCCGTTTGAAGCCGACAGCGTTCCGGTCAGCTCCCATCCGACGGTCGGGATGACGTTCGCGATAGGAGTCGGACGGTGTCCTCTCACGAATCCGTAGAGCCTGCGCTGCTTGGCGGTGTTGAGGCTGCTCGGGATAACGGCGCCGACGTACTCGCTCATGTCGACGATATTAACCGGAGCTCGGAGCTCGTCGAGAAAGTCGCGAACCTCGAACGAGACAGCTCCGTCCTCGAAGGTCCGCTTGGACACGCGTCCCTTGTACAGCAGCAGCGCCTCGGTGACGGGCAGGAGTCGGCTCCAGATGTAAGCGGTGACCAGGTGCCCCTCGAAAGCGACGTTGTCGTAGACGCTCTCCCAGTACTCGAGGACGTTCGCGAGCTTGATGCCTGAGGAGTTCGAGATAGCGACGCCAAGGAGGCTCCTCGAGTTCTCGACCTCGAACAGGAACTCCGACGTGTTGTCTAGGAAAGGCAGCCACTCGACATCGTAGCCAGTGGCCAGGTCGTGAGGAGCTCGGACGGGCTCTGTCGCGAAGAACAGCTTGTCGATGACAGCGATCGTTTTCGTGTTGGGATCGGCGCCGGCGGTCAGCCAGACATAGAGCACGTTCTCATCGTGGTCCCAGAAATACTTGCCGGCGCTCATCGCTCCGACGCTTGCCGCGAGAGTCAGCGCCACTCCGTCTGAGGAGACAGAGACCACCTTGTCGACCGTCGGGTAGTTGCCGGCTCGATAGATGGAGCCGCTATGCACGGACCAGTCGCTCGCGCGCCTTGCCACCTCGAATGTCGCAAGCCCGATCTTCGCAGACGAGTCCTGCTCCTGGAGCTCCTCGAATGTGGACGGATTCGGCATTAGTTATTTGATCTCGCAGTCTCGAGCCAGTCAGTGCCGTTCCAAATCAGAGAGAGCGTGTCGTATTGGCCAGGGCTCCAGGCCGCCGAGAGGCGAACGTTGCCTCCGCCACTGACCGAGCCGTCGTCAGCGAGCTCGCCTTGATTCGTAGCATGAGTCCACTCGAGAGTCAGTCGCTGTCCAGCGGTCAGACCTGGAGTAAGAACGAAGGTCCTGTTCGCAGCCGTTGCGTTGTCAGAGGAGAGCGGGATGTACGACTTCTCTCCGACTGTCACAACCTGATCATCTGCCGTGAGAGTAACGACGCTCTGCCGAGACGCCACCTCTCCAGTGTTAGGAGCAGCCTCTGCCGACCAGTCCGTCGAAAAATCATATCGCCTCATGGATAGGTTCCTTTCGTAATAAGCTTATTGTCCCAGACCTCCAGGTCGAGAGGCGCCATCACCGTCGTCGACACCGTGTCTCGGTATTTGTTCGCTCCGAATCCCCACTCCCTCAGCCAGGCGACGTGGTTGGCCTCCGCGAAGGTGTAGCTGGAGAAACCTAGAGCGAACTTGTACTCGGAGTCAGCCGCGCAGATTAGTCCCAAGTCGAACGGAACGAAACCGAACCAGTCCTCTCCAGCCTCTCCCAAATCGTTAATATCGACGTTAGGAGAGGTCTTAAGCAGCACATCACTCTCGTCGTAAACGCGAACGAACAGGTTCCCCGTCGGAGCTCCCACTCGCGCGAGGTGCAGCCGGACTCCGACGACCTCCTGGTTCCGCTGGCAGACCAGACGCTGCGACAGAAACAAGCTGCTTACTAGAGGCTCCGCGTACAGCAGCGCACTCATACTGCCTCCCTTATCGTCACATCGACATCGAAGTAGTCGAGGGCGTTGTTCAAAGCTTTGAAGTCGGTATCCAGGTACCCGTAGAACATATGCTCGCCGGCGTCAGCGAAGAAGTCCTCGGCGGGATCCAAGCAGAGAGCGATCGGTTTTACTCTGCCAACCCGATTAAAAATATCCTTGAGGATGATCTTGTCTGCCTCGGTCAGCACGCGATGTGGGAAGGAGGCGGATCGAACGCTGGGATAAACGTCGCTGAATCGGTAGCCGTAAGGAGACTCGTCGATCTTCGACAGGTCCGCCGACTGAACCTCGAAAGGCAGAGACGGCATCTGCGAGAGGAGCGTCGCCTCTCCCATCAGCACCTTAGCGATCTCAAAGTATCCGACAGTGTTGTACGGATCGTTCACGTAGATGCTCCAGAACCTATAGGTCTGAGCTGTCGTCAGGTACTTGGTGGCGCAGTGGTTGGTATCGTCGATAGTCAGCGACGACGAGTAGTCAGGAGAGGACCAGTGATTGGTCGGGTGCGCCTCAACCTTGAACGTCGCTCCGCTCGAGATGAGAATGTCGGCGTCCCGGTCGAACAGGACCAGTATCGTGTCGATGCTCACCGGCGTCTGCATGTCGAAGACGATCCGCTGGGCGAGCGCGCTGGTGGAGCGATAGACCTTGCACCTCTGGAACTTCTGGAGGTTCGACGCTGGAAAGCTCGAGTCCTCAGTGGTCGGAGTGATGGCGATGCTGTCGAAAATGTAGTTGTAGTCCAGGATTCTAAATTGCAACATCGAGAGTCCTCCCCTGCTCGAGACCGGTTCGAACCTCGTCGACCAGGAGCCGACCGCCGACGAAAACATTTACCCTCGTCTCGAGCTGACCGAGCCGCCGGTAGATCGCTCCGAGAATCTCCACCTGACTACCGCCCGTCGCCAAGAAGGACTTGAGGTCCTGGTTGGTTCCGGCGTCGACCACGCGCTCTCCTGACTGGAGATAGGTCGGGCCGAACGAGTCGTTGCCGTATCCGGGCGGGACCTCAGTCAGACCGCCGGCGAGCTCGACTCCTGAGATCTGCGCCACGCGCGCGATACCGGCTGCGATGAACGCGGCGGCTGCTGCGGCAGCGAGAACAGGTCCGATGTACGGGATTCCGGCGACCGCTGCCGCCGCTGCCTGTGCGCCGGTGTATGTGTCGATGGTCGCGCGCGCGATAGCGGCAGCTTTTCCGACAGCGGCAATCTCTCTGGTCTTCGCGTTCTGCAAGGTCGAGAGGGCGTCGAGGGATCCCTTGGCGGCATTGAATCGGTCACGGTCGTAGCCGTTCTCGATGTCGACTGCCTTCTTTTTCAACTGGAGAATTTTCTCGTTGCTCGCGCCCTCTGCCTCCGCCTTGGCGATAGTCCTGGCCAGGTTGTTCTTAATCAGCTCCTCGTTCGCAAACTTGTCGGTAGCCAGGAGGTAGTCGGTGTAGGCGACCTGCGCAGCGATGTCCTCGTCGCGGGCCTTGTCTTTCTCGGCCTTGCGTCTCTGGAGCTCCTGAATCTGCACGTCGGTGAGAGCGGTCTCCTTAATCTTGGTGTTCTCAACTTCCTGCTCGCCGGCCTGGACAGCGCGGATCGCAGCGTTCGTGGACTCCTCGTCGACCTCGCGGAGCTTGATCTTCGTCTGCTCGAGGCGGATGACAAAGTTCTCGGCCTTCTTGTCTGTCGCTCCGTACAGCTCGAGCAGATTCTCCTTGAGTTTGCGGGACTCGGCGGCGGACTGCTTGAATCCGTCCGTCAGTCGGAGAAACGGAGTGTTGTCGTAGACCGACTCTCGGAACTGGAGATACCCGATCGCGACTGCGAGCATCGCCTTGTAGAACATGTCCAGAGCCAGTATCGAAAGCTGCACCGCCGGAATCAGAACCTCGATCAGTCCAGTGTTGGCGAGCTTTCTCAGGTCGTTGTCGTTCGCCTGCACTGACTTCGTGACGTCGGTGATGATTGCGGAGACCTGCTTGAAAAGCTCGATGACCACCGGGTTCTGAACGATCACGTTTCCGACCGCCTCCTTGAGGTTGTCGTACTGATTCGCCAGTAGGGCGGTCGCTCCGGAGTAGGTGTTGATCTGGGCGGCGGCAGCTCCTCCGAACTTCGTGTTCACGAACTCGAGGGCTCGAGCGAAGTTGTCGGCGTTGGACGCGGCCTTATCGATCTCAAATCCGTACTTGTTCAGGATGCTGGCCTCGCCAATCGCAACCTTGCCGACAGCGGTCGCTGCGGACTGGAGGTCGATGCCGAGGGCGGCTGATAGGTTGGTGGCAGCGAGAGTCGCTTTCTCCAGCCCGTCCTCGTCCAGCTTGGCGATCTGCTCGATCAGAGCGGCGGCGGAGGTGATGGCGTCGTCAGAGAATTTTGTCGTCGACTGGAGAGCGTCTGCGAACTCCAGGAACTTTTTCGCTGATGCCGCAGAGGTCACTCCGGCTGACTGGAGCGCGAAAGTCAGCTGGTGAGTCGCCTCCTCTGCCTCGGCGGCGGAGTGGATGCTGTCGTTCAAGAATCCGACCAGAGAGTCGACGCCCTTGGACACCAGGTTGAAAGCAGCTTGAGTGGCGCTCGAGGCGAGGTTAGCGATGTAGTTGTCGAAGATTCGCCCAGCGTCTGCGAAGGCCTTGGAGGACTTGCCGGCAGACTCCTGCGCAGCGTCCCCGATTTTCCTCAGCTGGATCTCGGCGTCGCCTTTTACTCCGACCTCAATGATGATCTTGCTATCCGCCAATCAGTCCGCCTTTCTTTCGTCCGCCGCCTCCGCCTTTGGCGGCACTACGGTTAGACTTGGCTTGTCGCTCTGCTTTCCACGCGCCGATGTACTCGAACGCCTCGAGTAGCTTAGGAGGCTGATCGAGATAGCCGCCGACAACAGGAGCAATCCCGCGCTCGTAAGCGTCATGAGCAGAGATGACAGCCAGCATAGCAGGAGAGACAAGATTGCCAGGGCACTGTTTAAAGAGTATCGAGCCAGCCGAATCGGATAGCCTATGAAGGTGAGATGGAGATGGTGTAGTGCAAGCCTTGCGTTTGAAGTTTGCCTCGAGCATTTTCTCTTCATCTTTCATCCCTCGAAACTGAGCAACGCACTTCCCGCATCGGTACTCGTTATTCGAAAGGGACTCCAGAGAGACTCGGAGCTCGATGCTCTCTCGGTAGGTTAGGTGCGATATTTTCTGAATCTGCGAAAAAAGGTAGCTCGCTCCTGGATTCAGGGCGTGCTTTTTTTTTCCGCAGGTGTCGCGTGAACTATCTCCACGCCCTCAATATCCCAGTCCTTGACTCCGAAAGCTGCCAGCTGCATCGCGAGGTTCGACATCTTCCCGCTGTCCACCACCATCAGGAGAACAGCGAGGCCCTCATCACTCAGCGTCCCGTCATCCTTTCGATCCAGCTTGATCGGGGAACCGTCGGAGAACTGGAATCCAGGAGCCTCTATATCCTTCACGGCGATTCGGAGCGTCTCGTTCACAGCGGGCATGATGTTGGTGCCCTTCGTGGCGTCGACTCCTCGAGCTGCCGCTTGCGATACCCTGAACTTCTCGTCGACAGAAAGCGGAGTGATGAAAATTTTCACCTCTCCGATCTTTACGGTCACCCTCTCGCCTGGACGATAAATAATCATACAACTCCGATGTACAGCTCCTCGGTCGCTCCGTCACCACCGCGCCGCGCGCTGAACTGGAGCTCGTCGACCAGCACTCCGTCGACGTCCGAAACCTTGAAGGAGGTCGCGATGCATTTCGGCATCCAGAATCCTACGACCGAGCCCATCACGATCTCGCCGGCGGTGCTCGACGGAATGAACGCGTAGGCGAACAGAGAGAACTCGGTGCCTGCTTTCCAGTCCGTGTAGTAGCCGAAAGTCGTGTCGTCCTTGTAGGGAGTGATCGTGCCGGTGATGTCCCGACCGCTGACTCGGAGACCGGAGGTCCCGTTCTCGTTGCAGGTCGCATCCAAACCAGCCAGAGTGTTCTGGAGCTGGAACTGGAAGTTCGGCACGCTGATCTTGGTGCCGGCTCTCCAGACGCAAGCGCCGAGGACGATGGGCGGGAGGCCGCTATCGTAGCTGGGAGTGTGCGCGGCGGCTCCGTTGCCGTGGTAGAAGGACAGGCCCTGGAGACCGAAGTTCAGTCTCGGCACCTGACCTACCGCGAAGTTCTCGAGAGACATCTGCGCGACCTTCATGCCGATGCCGCGCTCCTCGATCTCGTTACCCCAGAAGGTGGTCATCGACAGCGACGGGTGACCGCTCGCCGCCGTAAGCCAAGTGCGGGCCTTGGACACGACTACCGAGTTTGCCGGGACGCCTCCGTCGAGAGCGAAAGGGAACTCGATATAGGCAGCGCCGCCGGTGGTGTCGATCGCGCTTATCGGGCGGAGCTCGTGCTCGCCTGAGTTCTTAACGAGAACCATGTCGCCGACCGCGAACTTGGAGATGTCGGCGTCCTCGATGTAAATCTTGGTGGCTGTGTGGGTGGTGTTCTTGGAGGTCGTCGTGGTCGCGATCGACCGGACCGCTCCGAGAGCCGCCTCGAGCAGCGAGCCGTGGTCGACGTCGGCGCCCTCGGTGCCAGACGCTCGGCACTCGACTGAGAGCTGCATTGCGGTAGCCATCTTGCCCATTCGCGGAGTCTCTCGACCGGGAGAGGCGTTCAGGAGCTGACGCTCGATGACCTCTCTGGTCGGCGTCATCTCGAGCCCGTCTTCAACTGGACGGAGGTACGCGTTCACTCCGGAGGGAGCTACGTACGTTCCCTCGGTGACTTCCTTTTCCATTCCAACAATCGTGTTGCCTTTTATGAGTCCGATGGACATGAGTCTCTCCCCTAGATTGTGCTCCGATATTTGACCTTGAGCTGTAGCCTGATCGCCACGATCTTCGCCGCCTCGATCACCTCAGGCTGCGTCATCGAAGGTTCCGAGACGCTGAGCACGACGTCCGGGACTCCTGCCTTCGAGTTTACCAGCTCCTTAAAAACTTCGTCAGCCTTGTCGTAAAGTCTCCCAAGGCAAGCCTCGATCTCCGCGTCACTGCTCCGATTCACGAACGACTCGGTGAGGACGACTTCGAAACGGTGGTCCAGCGTGTAGGCCCGGACGACGCCACCGTCAGCCGTACTCGCGTCGAGGGGACGGACTCCGTATCCGTATCGAGCGGTGCGCTTATTGTTCTTCGTGAGGTCCTGTACGAAAGGCAGCTCCGAGAAGTCGGCGCCGAGCTCCGCAGCGACCGTCGTCTTGATCCCGCTGATGATGCTTGTGACGTGTGTGCTCATCGCGCCCTAAAGTAAGTGCCGTCCGGCTTTTTCTCAGACTCGTCGAGAGTCCCAGAGTTATCCCTATCGACCATGATCGGGACCAGATTGAGCTCCTTGTTCATTTCGGTCTCTGCGTCCTTGCAGCTCTGACGGTCCTCGTCGGTGTCAGAGATGGGACGCATGATGACGTAGGCAGCCGCGTGCACAGCCGCGAGGGCGACTGCGTTCACGTCCAGCACCTGGCTCTCGTCGTCGATCGCCTTGGCTCGCTGGAGCCTCGAGACAATCAAATCTTTGGCTGCCACGAACTGCGGCAGGAAATCCGTCTGGCCCTCAGGCAGCCAGCGGTCGTCATTCGCGAGCTCCGGGTAGTACTGCGCGAGGAGGTCGCTGTCGCAGAAAAGATTTAGGACCGCCTGGAGAGTCGTGCTGGCGTGGAGGTTCACGGAGACCGTGATCTGAATCCAATACAGCTCCTGGTCCTCGTCGGTGATCGGCGAGATATTCTTGGCAGTCCAGTCGCTCTCGTTCTCCCAAGAGATAAAACCACTCTTCGTGAAACCTACCGTCTGATCGATCAGGTCCTTCACGGCAGCCCAGCTCGAGCCGTTCCAGTACTTTACCGTCACGACAGAGGCGACGGAGTTCACGACTCCCATAGCGAAGTAGCGCGATGCAAATTTCTTTTTGAATCCAACGTAGAACTCGCTCGAGGTCGTGAGAGCGAAGGCGAGAGTGTCGGCGCTCGGCGTGTCGGTGAGGTGAGTCTTCTCAGCTCCAGACAGGACGGTGCGGGTGGTGTTGCGTCGGATCAGTGTCATAAGCCTCCAAGTAGGGAGCCGGGGACCACCAGGAGGGCGTCCTTGGAGAGTCCCCGGCCTTGCCTATGAACGAACCGTTAGTTCGAGCAAATCCGAACGCCTTCGATGAACACGCGCGCCTTGCCGGCGGTGTTCGTGGTCGTGATGTTCAGTTTCACTTCCTTGCCGGCAGCCGCGTAGAACTTGGATGCAGGAACGCGGTATACGTCAGCAGGATCGGTCGCGCCAGCGGTCTCGACGAAGAGATACGCGCCAGCCACCGCAGCGTTGTGAACCTTCAGACCGGTCGTTCCGAAGCCAGCCGCTGCGTCCTTGATGAAACCATCGGCATCGTCGTCGTCGCCGACTTCGAGAACCGTGGTTCCGGTGATGACGGTGTCGACCGACCAGTACACATCTTGGATCAGCGTGTTCGCGGGAATGGCCCACAGGTCACCGTCCACGAAGGGAAGCGCGTTCGCCGCGTTCTCTCCAGTCAGGGCGCCTTTACCAGCAGCGCCGTCCAGGTAGACGACGTGCAGGAATTTCTGGTTGCACGGATAGCTCTTCGCGGTCGTGCTGATCGCAGCTTGCGAAGGCATCGCGAATACGAATGCCAGGAACAGTAAAAAGTATTTCATTTTCGGATTCTCCTTGAAATTGTTTTTGCCAGGTACCAGGAGGCCCCACCCCCAAGCTCAGTGAAGAGTGTAGGGGTAGGGACCGCTCTCACGCAACTTTTATCCGATCGTGACGACTCGGAGGTTCGAGACCTGCTTCGCGCCGAACAGCAACGTGCTGTTCACGCGGGCCTGTCTGTAACCCTGACCACCCATGTCGTACACTTTCACCGACAGCGCGCGCTGAACGGCGATCTGCATGAATATCGGGTGGAAGAAATAGGACACGTTGCCGGCCTCGGAGGTCATCTTCGGCATGAAACCGAGCACCGACGACGGGAGAGCGCCGCTCTCCATCGAGGCACCGTTCACGAAATCACGCGACGTCAATCCGGTGATGTTGAAGATGTCGTTCCACTGGGCCGCGCCGAGGATCATGTTACGACCGGAGTCCGGAACATCCGCACCGTCCAACAGCTCTTTCGCCTCGAGGATATCCGCGAGACCGAGCGTCGTACCGGAGTCGAACGCGATGGAGTGGTCGGGCGAGCTGGAGCTCGGCACGATCAACGAGATGATGATCGACTGCATCTTTTTCAAGATGCTGTGGTACGCGAGGTCGCGCAGGGCATTGCTCGCGTCGATCGTCTGAATCTGCGCGAGGTCGGTGACGATGAAGTCTTTCACCAACATCTTGTTGACGGTCAGCTGAGTGTTCGCCGCCGTGATGCCTTCGGCATCGACCTTCTCACCTTCTTGGACTTCCTGCGCGTCCGAGAACTGAGGGAACGAGGTGATATTCACGATATCGCCAAGCGCCTTGATCTCGTTCTCGTAAGAGCGAGCGACGGAGTCGTTGAAGGGAAGGGCCTCGAGCAGAGTCGGGTAGAAGTTCGCCGACCAGATCTCTGGGCGTAACGCGTCTAGTTCCGTACCTGCTGTCATTACTTGATCCATTTAGGATTCTCCTTGGTTTGTTTAAGTTTTTGGGTTTGAGGGCGTTGATGGCTCTCCCGCTGGAATCGCGTTCTTAGGATTCTCCTTGCAGTATCGAGCATAAGTATCGTCATACTGCTTGCGAGTTATCTTTCCGCGTTTCCAGTCCCGCTCCGCTTGCAAGACGTCGTTGACGCCTAACCGCGCTCCGGGCTTTGGCTCTCCCGCGCCGGTGCCGCCGGTGTTGACCACCGGAGGAGTCGTCGCTGTGAACCAATGGGGTTTCTCCTGCTTTAGTGACTCGACTCTCTCTTTCGCGCCCTTGACGATGAACCGACCTGTCGACGTGGTTTCTACTTCCACGCCTTTCATGTCGATCATGTCGAGGTCGTCGAGAGCCTCTTTCCTCAAGCCCGCTGCCACCGCTGCCGCTTTCACTTCGTTGAATTGTTGAGTCTGTACAATCCAACTACTTTGATCTTTCAGCTTCTGCTCCAGCTCTTTCTTGGAAGTCTCACTTCGCTCGTACAGGGACTTGTAGTCGTTTTTCTCTTTCAACGAGTTCGACTCGATCTCACCGATGCGCGCCTCGAGCTCTCGGTTTTTTTCGCGAGCTTTCGCGACGTCTCCGAGGAGTCTCTCGTGCACATCCCAAGACACCATCTTGGGTGGCGTTCCCGAATTGTTCCCATTGTTTTGCGGCGAATCACCGCCAGCGTTACTGCCAGTCCCGGCACCACCGTTACTGCCACCGGCACCACCGGTGGGTTGCTGATTGTCTGACATTTAGTTTGCCTCCGTTAGGATAGTTAATGCAAGAACGTTAAGTCTACCCTTACCGCTTACGGATGGCATCCAGGACAACCTTGCGATAGGCGTCCACGATCGAAGATACAAAAGTCTCTTTCCGGCTTGAGTCAGGGATCGTCGGTCGACGAGGCTGACCGTGAACTCCCTCGCGGTGCCCGGACTCCTTGAGAGTTGACTGCACCGAGTCGTAACCGATGTGGGCTGCGTATCCGCGCTTGTCTGACCGAGGCAGCACCACAAAGCCAAGGCTATCGAGCATCTCTCCCGTCAGCCGGAGATTGACCGGCGAGTGCGGCTTTCGCTTTCCGGGGTACCTATCCGGGTGCTTATAGGGCGCGAACCTCGAGGAGATTCCGGGCCCTTCGATGGGCGACTGGCCTGACGCGATCAGCTTTTTCATTCTCTCGACCGCCGCCTGGCCAACCTGTTTCGCCTCCGGAGCCGTGAGCTCGGTCAGCGACTCCAGCCGCCTTTTCAGTGTTTCGACAGCCGCGAGAGGGAACTTGAATTCGAGTCCAAAGTCAGCCTCCGGTTTTTATGATGCGGCCTATTCCTTGGAGGATTGGCGTCTTGAACTGCTCTCCATCGCCCGGTATGAACCGACGCAAAGGCAGAGAGCTGTCGCCACTAAGGTTACAATGACCATCAGCCTTAGCTCCCTCTGCACCGGTCACCTCGATGACCAGTCGGTTCCCCTTTGGATAAACTTTAATCGCGTCCTTGAGGTCTCCATCGAACTCCAGGTTCGGCACCGGCGAGTGGCCAGCCGCGCGCTTTCGCTTGGCGTATTCCTTGGAGAGCTTTGGGAAGGAGCCGTAGCCAGCGACCGGGCTTTTCTGGGCTCCCATGTGCTCGAGGACCTGCTCTCTCAGGAACTTGGCGGCCTCCTCGAGGGCGTCTTTCTTGTCGGACTTGTCAGGCAGCTCCGCGCCCGTTGCCTTGAACGGGTCGAACTCGAACCGGCATGTGCGTCCCCTAGCCACTTATTTCTTCTCCTCCTGGTGACTGCAATGCTGCGTCGGATCCTCCACCGGCGTCCGTCCCCATTGCCTCGGTTGATTCAGGAGCGACGGGTTCTGCGGGAGCGGCCTCGGCGGCTCCAGCCAGCACTCCTTCCTCTCCTTCTGGTACCATTGGCACGACTGGCATTGGGGTATCTTGGACATCGGCACTGATCGCCTCCTTTGGTGGAACCAGCCGGCGCTCTCCCTTGAGAAGAGCCTCCCAAACTTTAGGATTGCTAAGACGCTCCGCCCACTCCGCCGGTATCGCTCGGCGCTGGTACTTGAGACAGCAGTCCTTGAACATCTCTCC